ATTTCGTTTTTTAGGTCTTGTATCTCTTTTTCTTTTGCTTCTATTATGTTTTTTAGGTCTTGTATCTCTTTGTCTTTTGCTTCTATTATTTTTTTTAGGTCTTGTATTTCTCTTCGTAGCAGTCTTATTAGATGTTCTAGTTCTATAATTCTATTTCGTGCAGTTTGTAAATTAACTGCGTTAGCACTACCTTCAGCTACTGCTACTCTCTCTCGTTGCCGCCAATTATTCGCTTCCTGTTGTGCTTCATTCGCTGCCCGTCGTGCAGCATCATAATCAGCGCGTGGAACATTATCTCTAGCATTTTGTAATAACCTTTCATTCTCCCTTTTTAATTGATCTAACTCTTCTTTACATCTATTCAATTGTAGTAATAAATTATTTTTTTCTATTTTAAGTTGTTTTATTTCTTCTAGTGCTAATATATACTTTTGAAAAATAGTATTTGAGTTTTTTTTTAAATTATCATACTTATTTATATAAAAATTTAATTTATCTCGTAATTGATTCATATCTTTAATTTTTTTATTACAATCAACTAAATGTTTAATTATAGCTGTAATATTTTTTTCAATCATGGAAACACTACTATAAGCATTTGCTCCAACCCTAGAAGCTTCGTTATGTATATTAGAAAAACGAGAAGAATTTATTATTTGATTTATATATGCAATAAATGAATTTTTCATTCTTTGTAGGGAAGTGTCATCTATATTTACTCCAGTATGCAGTAAAAAATCGTTAGCAGATATTCTTTTTATTCTATCTATTAAAGATAAAATTTCAGGCGGTGTATATTCTAAATTGGTTAAATCATTTTTTAATTGTATACATTCTTCTCTTGTTGGATGAGAATTACGTTGAAACATATTATATCTATAAAGGATTGCTATAATACCATTTATTTTATGTATATCGATTCCAATATTTGATAATAATGAACTAGCATAATTGCTAATTTTAGTATTTGTGTCAAGAGCAGATAATGTATCGATTGAAGTATCTATTACTTCTTGTGGGTTTGGATTTCTAAAGGATGCGAATGGTGCCGCTGATTTGGGTCGTATACCTACTCGTTGTTGTCTTACTGGTGATATATTATTAGTATCAGGTATTATTTGAGTTGGTTGATATTCAGTTTGAGTATTTATTTGTAAATATCTTTGATAGAGTTCTATATCTGGAGGATCTAGTTCTTGATTATTTTCTAGTTTTATAATTATTCTATTAATAGTGTCAGAATCAATATAGAGCGGATCAGTAGAAGAACTTGGCGGATGAGTAGAAGAACTTGGCTGATGAGTACTTAGCTGATCAGTAGAAGAACTTGCTTCATGATTATTCATTGCTTGATTCATTGCTTGATAATTATTATTTATTATAAATATTATATAATAATAAATAATATTCAATTATTTAATAATTATATAAGTTGATAATCCTATAATACTCGAAAATAATGTAAATATAGCAATTTCATTAAAATTTAAAGATTCTTCATTCTCTTTATTGTTTACATTCGATAAAATATTTGATTGTTTTTTTTGTGTTGTATAAATTATGTTAGTTATTTCAATATCTTTTGTTTTGTCAATTTGTATATCTGTTTGTACTCCTATTTCACGATCATCTATTTTTATTTTTTGCTTTTGTTGTGTAGTACTAATTAGTTTTTTATTATAATAATCGTTAATAATATTAAAATTTTGTAAATTTAAATTCATAATAAATTTTTTTAAATTGTTATTATTTTCACTATTGTTATTATTTTTTTTTAAATAATATAAATTTTCAAAATTAGATATTAATTTATTAATTTCATCATTACCACCAAAATTTAAATAATATTTAAATTTTTTTTTTGTTTTATTTAAAGATGACATATTAAAATATATATATAAATATTATTTATTTATATAAATAGATAAAATACATAAAATAAATAAAATACATAAAATAAATATAAAATAGATAAATATAAAATAGATAAATATATAAGATATATAAGATATATAAATTATATATATAATATAAATAGATATAATTTATTAAATTTCTATTAAATTATAACCTAAATTTGTTTTAATTTTTTTAAATTCTTTTTTATTTTTATGAATATCATCGTGACATTTTTGACATATAGAAATTAAATTAGCAATATTATTTTTATTAAATTCATGTTTAATAATACCATTTTTATCAGCATTATTTTGAAATTGCAAATGATGTATATCAGTAGTAAGATTATGATTACAAATTTCACAAACTTTATCTTTTAATTTTTTAGCATTAAAATGAGATTTTTTCAAATCTAAAAGAGATAAATTATTTTTATTATATTTATTTCTTAAATTATAAGCTCTTTCAATAAAATCATTAGGTAAATCTAAAGATTTACAAACTTCTAATCCATATAAATCATTACCAGGACCTTCTTTTAAAATTCTATCATAAATAAGAATATTATTTTTTTTATCAAAAAAAACAGACATATGATAAATTTTCAATTTATTTAAAATATGAATTTCTTCATAATCTAATATTTCGTGATAATGTGTAGCAAAAAGGAAAGTGCTTTCAATATTATGTAATTTTTCCAAACAAGAAACGAAAATACTTAAGGCAGATGTGGATTCTGTTCCAGAACAAAGTTCATCACCTAATATAATACTATTTTTAGTAGAATTTTTCAAAATAGTTCTTAATTCGGACATTTCAACAGCGAAAGTAGAAAGTCCTTTAAAAATATTATCATTACCTAAAATGCGAGTAAATAAATATTCATAAGGATAATAAATAAATTCATTAGAAGGAACAAACATACCGGATTGAGCCATAATAATAGCGATACCAATAGATTTAATGAAAGATGTTTTGCCGACAGCATTAGTTCCATAAATTAAACAACCATTAATATTATTACCTAATGTTAAGTCGTTAGTAACATATAATTCTTTAGTATTAATATGTTCTATTAAACAATGTCTTAATTTTTTAAAAGAAATATAAGATTTATCATTATTGGTATTCTGGATAATAGGTTTAGTATAATTAAATTTAATGGCATTATAAGATTTACATTGACATATATCAATTAAAGCAATAAAACGAGATATAATAGATAATTTATTAATTTTTATACAATTATTACATATTTGGTTATAATTATAAATAATTTTATTTAAAAGAATATCTTTAGAATTTTGAATAGAATGTGCTATATTATTAATTTGTTGAGAAAATAAAATCATGATATTTTTATTAGAATTATGTGTTTTAAATTCAATTTCTGATAAATTTAAATTTAATATTTCTTCTTTACCATTATATTTTGAAATATAATTAATTTCATAATTATTACCAGATACTTCAATTAATTTATGAATAATATCTTTTAATATGAATGCTCTACGTTTAGTAATAAGAAATATTGGTTCATTTTTAGGAGTTTGATGTATTTTAATATAATTATTTTCTTTATTATTATTTTCTAAATCATTTAATTTATATGTGTCAGCAAGATCATCATCATTATTTGATTTAAAAATATCAAATTTATATTTATAAGTATCTATTTCATCCAATTCATTATTTTCTTCTTCATTTTCTGAAGAATTGGAATCAGGTACAATATTATTATTTTTATTATTTTTATTATTTTTATTATTTTTATTATTATTAATATTTTTATTAATATTTTTATTATTATTATTATTATTAATATTTTTATTTTTATTATTATTTTTTGGTTTTTCAGTTTCTAATAATAAATTAGAAAAAAATTTGGATATGGCTTCAAATTGTTCTTTAGAGTCTATACAATTTTTCATAATAATATTTAATTCATTATTATAATTATTATTAATAAAATTCAAATCTTTAATGTCATAAGAAGATAATTTATCAATAGATATATTAAATAATTTATCTATATTAAAATTATTTTCAATAAAAGAGAGAAATTCTTTACATAAAATGTGTATATTTTGATTAATATAAGTATTAATGTATGTATTAAAAACATTATCTTCTTGTTGATAAATTTCAAGAGCTAATTTATAAATAATAGAGAGATTATTGTATAAAATAAAGAAATCTTTAGGTTCTATTTTTTTCATAATTAATTTTCTCTCAATTTTTTCAATATCTCTAATATCTTTAAGATTATCTCTAATAGTTTTATAATATTGATTTTTAATAATATAATCAGTAATATCATACGATTTATTTAATTCGTCAATATCACAAATAGGGTGTAAAAAATCATAATTAAATTTTCTTTTGCCTGAATTAGTAATGCAATTATTTAAGAAATTAAGAATACAAGACATTTTATTATTTTTATTATGAAATGAATTATAATCATTAATAATATTTAATTGTTTAAGAGAATGATTAGCTAAAATAAGTTTAGAATTATGATTTTCAAATATAGGATAATTAATATCTTTAATAAGAGTAGGATTATGTTTATCGATAAAATCTAAAAGGAAACATAAACTTTGATTAGCAATAGAATAATCTCTAAATTCTAATTTTTCAAAGAAAGAACCTATTCCATAAATTTTATCAATAATGGATTCAATAAAAATTTGTTTTTCACAATTTTTAGCCAATTTTTCAAATTCGTTATTAATATTATTTTTTAAATAAATTTTATGAAAAATAGAAGCGTTCATATTAGTATAATTAATAATAACATCTATATATTTACCATCATAATCTATATAATTATTGGTAATAATAATAATTTCATTAGGATTATAAATAGAGATATATTTTTCTAATTGGTCGTAAACATTAGGACTATCAATATATTGATGTGTATATTCATAATTAATAATTTTACCGGTTAAAATATCAATAATACTTAAACCGATAGTAACGAAAGGTATTTTGATAACAGAATTTGATTTAGATAGATGTATCCAAATAGACATAGTATTATTACTTAATCCATTATTATTATCTAATAAATCATTATTAAAGTAAGTTCCTGGGGAATAAATACAAGCAAGACTTCTAGTTGTATTTTTAGCTTGTATATCTTGTATGAATACGGGAATAGTATAACCATTATCTAATAATTTTTTAATATATTTTTCAAGTTGTCCTAAACCGAAACCAGCCATAACGATATCATTACTACCAGAACAATAATTTTTTTTAGCAATAGCCATATCATTAATATTGGCGAATTCTTGAATTAAACTTCCAGAATATGAACCATCTTTATTGAGAATACCATAGCATTCGAAGAAACTACCGACTTGCATTAAAACGATGGTTTTAGGTCCGTGTGATTCAATATATTTTTTAGTATATTCAAAATAAGTATCTATAAGTGTCATAATTATTAATTTAAATATATTATAATATTGTATAATATATTTAAGTATTTTTTGAAAATAAATATAATGCAAAAAAGGTTTACTAATAATTAAATTTTTATAAAAAAATTTAAATGATATAATATTTTAAATATTTAAAGAAGATGAATATATTTTAGGAGCAATATAACCACTAGAACGAACTTTTTTTAATTTAGAATTAACAAAATTTTTATCGTAATCATTAAAGTTAACGAAAGTATTAGGTGAATTAAGTTTAGTACTACCATTACCGATAGCTGTAAGACGAATATTTTGAATTCTAAGATCGTTACTTTTATTAGGAAGTGGTTTAGCATAAATAGTTCCTTTAAAAGAATTTTGTAAAGATGTATAATTTAAATGATTAATATTATTATTATTAAGATTAATATTAGTATAATTTAAATTTTGTTTTAAATTATTAATTTGTTTAGATTCATATATTTTATTAAAGAAGGCTTTTCTACCTAAACTATAAGAATTATCTCTATCGGAAATACCGCCTGAATTGTGTGGATTAATTTGAGATAAATATTTTAAACTCATATAATATATAATATATAATATATAATATATAATTAAAAATAATAAAAAAAAATATAATAAAAATAATTTAAAGATATAAAAAAAGTATAATATATTTTAAATAATATGAATTTGAATATATTTTAAATAATATGAATTTGAATATATTTTAATCACTTCTTACTCTATCTAAAGCTTGTAATTCTTGTGAATTATTTGCGCCACCATATGAATAATCATAAAAATTTTTATTAATAGCTTGTAGTTTTTTAAATCTTACATAATCTGACCCATCATATACATATTTAGGATTACCTGCATACATCGCGTTCCCTGCTCTTGTAATACCATCTCCATTATTGGTTTGAATTCTTGATAAATTATTTCCACCAATATGATTAGGTTCAACTCCGTATATAGTATTAGTGGTTTGAATAGTATTAGTAATTACATCTCCTGCATTATAAGCAGTTCTAAATGGTCCTAAAATATTATTTTGGTATAATAAAGGTGAAGATTTAAGTCCAGAATTATACATATTACCAAATGCTTTAGATAATTGTTTTCTATATAATGAACGTTCATTTCCAGCATCCATAGAATGAATTAATTTTGGTAAAAGTGGGTATGAAGTATTTCCTCCTAAATTAAAATTATTAAAAGGTATTTGATTACTCATATATTATAATATAATAATAAAATATTATAAAAAAAGATTTAAAAATAAAATATAAATTATAATATATTTTATTTTTTATATTATTAGATTTATTTATCAATTTTATCAGTCCATATTTGTTTTGTCATTATATATTTATATGATTTTTTTCTTGGTACATAATCATAATAAAAATGTATTCCATCATCTTCTCCTATTTTTATTTGTTCGAATACAGGTTTAACATTAGTAAAATATAAAGCTATTATTCCTTGATCGTTTAATAAAGAAATAGGAAATTTTAAAATTAAAGATAGTAAATCAAAAAAAGTATTATTTTCAATTATATCAGTATCATATAATAACATAGTTGTTTGAAAATAATCTATATTTAAATTATATTCTTCATTTAATTTTTTAGAATATTTAAAATATTTTGGAGTAATCATATCAAATTGGTTGGCTAATTTCCATTCATATTTAGGATAAGCATCTGAATGTGCTAATAATTTATTTTTAGTTTTTAAATTAATAATAGGAGATATATCAGAATAAATTGTAATACCACAATCTAAATATAATATATAATTCCATTTTTTTAAAAATGTATTAAATAAATGAAATTTATGAAATAAAAATATTTTTTCAAAAAACATAGGTTTTTTTAAATCTTTTTGAATATCATAAAAATCTTTTTCAAATTGAATATTCGGTAAATATTTAATAATAATTTTATTTTTAACAATAAAATCTAAATTTTTTAATATATCAATCTTATTATTTAAATCATCGCCTATAATTAAACAAATATCATTTTTATATAAACCTTTATTTATTAATAAATTGCAAGTATATAAAAATTTATTAAAATATAATTCATTACATACAAATACAACACATATATCGTTATTATTCATAATAATATGTATATATATATATAATATGTGTTTAAATATATAAAATATAAATAAATAAAAAAAAAGTGTATTAATTTTACATTTTTAAATGAAATGTTTAAAAGTGTAAAACAATATTACAAAATATGATATAATAAATTATTAATATTTATTCGCACATTATTCTAGGTGCAATATTCATAGTTAATAATTCTTGAAACATTAATTTACAAGCATAAGGAATTTCTACATATTTAAAATCTGTTCTATTTTCACAAGTATTACATATATGTATATTTTCTTTATTATTATAAGAAGCGATTAATCCACATTTTCCACAAATATGAACGCTATATGCATCTGAAGCATCATATAATCTTCCTTTTGTAAATCTGGAAGCTCCATGTGAAACCATAGCATCCCTTTCCATTTCTCCGAATCTTAAACCGCCATCTCTTGCTCTTCCTTCTGCTGGTTGTCTAGTTAAATTAACCATAGGTCCAATACTTCTACTATGTTGTTTATCATTTACCATATGTTTCAATCTTTGGTAAAATACGGGTCCTATAAATATACTACAAGCTAATTGTTCGCCGGTTAATCCATTATACATTAATTCGTTACCTTTGGATTCATAACCTAATTTTTGTAATTCTTTTATAATATCTTCTACTTTAAATTTACTAAAACTAGTTCCATCTCCAAATAATCCCAATTGTAATAATACTTTTCCTAATAATGTTTCTTTTAATTGTGCGATAGTCATACGACTAGGAATAGCGTGAGGATTAATAATTATATCAGGTTTTAATCCATCTGCAGTAAAAGGCATATCTTGTTCCATAATAATATTTCCGATAGTACCTTTTTGTCCGTGACGAGAACTATTACCAGTCCAACAAGGAGGACTATATAAATCATCTTTATAATAAAATAAATGTGTATTTGGTATTTCTAAACAAGAAACGATGCCAGTATAATTAATAAATTTTTCAATACAAATAAGTTTATTATTATTTTCATTTTGCAATTCTAAAAGGAATTTAATATTTACGGTAGGTTCATTATTTTTAATTTTTTTAATAATATGAATATTTTTATTATTTAAAATTGTAGCAGACCAACCGGCATGTAAAGCCAAGCGTTGAATATCATTAGCGAAATTAATATTATATTTAAAATTAGAGATTAGTTTGAGATGATTATTATTATAAATAATATTTTGATTATTACAAATTAAAGAGTTTAAAAATAATTTGCTTTGTTTTTCTGATAAATTCCAAATAAAATTAGGTAAATAATTAAAATAATAAGAATTAAGTTTATTGCAATTATTACAATTATTGCAATTATTACAATTATCACAGAAATTATAAGATAATTTTGAAAAATATGTAATTAAATCAATATTATTAATAAATACATATCTATTATTAGTTTTTTCATAAGAATTGTATGTTATATCCATAGTATTTAATAAATTTTCAATTTCAATAATTTGAAAATAATAGTAACCGAATTTATTATAATTAGATATATTATTTATTTTCAATTTCAAAATTAAAGTTTTATTATTAATATAACCATTTAATATATATAATGCGAATAATTTAATAAAATTATCCATTTTATATTTTTTATCATTTAATACAAAATATTCTAAATTCGGCAAATTATTTATAACATTTTTCTTATATTTAACCATTTTACCAATTATTTTTTCGGCTTCTACAAATTCAAATTGATTAATATTTTTGTTAATAAATTGGGATTTATTAAATTTATTATTGGATTGAATATATTTAATATATACTTTATGATTTTTAGTACATATCATTTTTAAATGTTTAGTTTTAATATAATATAATTCTTCATTTACACAATTAAAATCATATTTATTTGAAGGTTTTACATATATTAATTGATTATATTTATTCATAGTAGCGATTTTATGAAAATCAATATTTATATTTTTTAATTGTGTCCATCCTTTATCGGTTAAAACATAACTATTTTCTTTTAAACAAAATTTATCTCCAATAACTGGTTTTCTATAATTACGAAGACGAACTTTACAAAAATTATAACCATCTCCATTACATTCTATATAATTTTTATCAATATAAGTTTCTTCATTAGTTCTATATACATGACTTTCATCAATATATTTAATAGTTTTAGTATAATCATTTTTATTTTCTTTAATAGGTAAAATTTTGCCGATAATAACATCTCTATCTTCGACTAGAGTATTTTCTGGTATAATACCTAAATGATTTAGTTTATTATAATTAGCGAATTTCATATTTTTTGTTTTAGTTTTATCAGGTTTGCAACGGATTTCTTCATTACCATATAATTTTTTATCTTCATCTTTTTCTGTGTGATAAATAGTAGCTAAAAATAAACCTCTATCGATAGAGCCTTTATTAAATAATATGCTATCTTCTTGATTATAACCGGAATGACTGGCAATAGCAACAATAACTTGTTCTCCGGATGGAATAGTATTTAATTTAATAATATTCATTAATCTGGTATCAACTAAAGGACGCATAGGATATGAAAGAACGTATGAAGTTTTATCCATACGATTATCATAATTAGTAACATACATACCAATAGCTTGTTTTCCCATAGCACATTGATATGTGTTTCTAGGAGATTGATTATTTTCAGGAAATGGAATACAAGAAGCTAAAACACCAAAAATGGTAGATGGATGTATTTCACAATGTGAGAATTTGTATATAAATTTATTTTCAGGATTAGATAAAGAATTATAATTTAAATTAGAATAATCCATAGCAATCATAGAATTATTTTGTTCGTATGAATCTATATATTCAATAATTGAATCTTTTGTATTACCACTATAAATTAAGTCATCCCAATTATATTCTCCCGATTTTATTTTATCTATAATATAAAAATTATTATTAATAGTATAAAGTAATTTATTATTTACAACTTTTAAAAGAGGTCTTGTTAGTCTTCCAGCATCATTACAAACTTTTATTTCTTTTAATTTAAAATCGAATATAATAGAAGTATAAATATTAATAATACCTTTATATTTTTTTTCTTTTAAATTTTCATATAATTCAATAGGTTGTTCTGTAATTCCGACCCAACAACCATTAATAAATACTTTTACTTTATCATATAATTCAGAAGGATTATTTAATAAATCATCTATTTTAATAATTTGTTCTAAAATATAATCATATAAACCTGTACTATTTGAAGAAATAGTGACGTGTGCCATATAACTTAAATTTTTAACAATACCAACGGATGCGCCTTCTGGTGTTTCTGCGGGACATAAATAACCCCAAGAAGAATTATGTAATCTTCTTGGTGGAATTAATTTACCACTTTTATCAATAGGTGTATTAATTCTTCTTAGATGACTAATACTTGAAATATAAGTTAATCTATTTAATACTTGTGCTACACCGACTTTATTACTATTTATTTGTTTAATGCCGAAATCTCCGGTTGCTAATGCGCGTTTAATACCATTTTCGATAGTAGTAGATTTAACTATTTTATAAATATTAGTATTATTAATAATATTTTCATAATCTTCATTTGATTTCCAAGAACCACTATTTATTTCTCTAATAATTTGTTTTTGCATATCTTTAACAACTTTATTTAAATAATTTCTCAATAAATTATTTAAAAGTGTTCCAGTTAAATCTATTCTTTTATTAATATACGAATCTCTATCGGTTTCTTGAATCCAACCAAAGGAAGTTTGTAATAAAATATTTGTCATATATCCCAACATATAAATTTTTTGTGTATTAGTTTTACAATGTGGAAAAATATCATTATTTATAACTTCAATAGCGAAATCATATTTTCTTTTAGTTCCTGTTTCTTTATCTACATTTAAAGGAGTATAAATAACATTAGAAACTATATATTTTATAGCGGATTCATAAGTTAAATAATTATTAGCATCAACGATAGAACCTTTTAAACCGAATAATATTCTTTTTGAAGCTTTTTCATCATTTATATTTAATAATATTTTTTCACAAATAGCTTTATCACTAATAATATTAAATGCGCGAAATACAATAAATAAAGGAATTGGATTTTTTAGACGTGGTATATGCATATAAATTGATGTTCCGAAGCCGTTATTTTTACTAGTAATCATTAGATTTATTTGTTTAGGAGAAATACATTTCCAATCTGGTATTGATTTCATTTCCGCATACCACGACCATTTAGTGCTTGTTTTTTCAATATTAAAACAAAATATTTGATTTTCTGCGGATCTTTCTTGCCCTAAGCAAGTTTTTTCGGAACCATTAATAATAAAATAACCTCCTGGGTCCATTTTACATTCACCTGTAATATTATTATCAAGATGTTTATATTGATTCAAAACGCAAATATTAGAACGTAACATAATAGGTAATTTACCAATATGAACTCGTTTAATTTTTTTTTGATAATTTAAAACATTTTTATAATTTTCTCCATTACGAACAACATATTTAATATTTAAATCGATAGTCATAGCACCTGCATATGTAAAATTGCGTAATCGTGCTTCTTGTGGAAACATAATTTTAGTAGCACCATTATTTTCATATACTTGAGGTCTATGAATATTAAAATTTTCGAATGTAATAAATACTTCCAAACGATATAAATTAAATTCTTTTATATAATCATGGTCAGAACAAATATGGACTGGATTAAACATTTCAATAGTGCTTTCTATTTGATGGGATACAAAATGATTATATGATTCTAATTGATGTCTAATAAGTTGTTGTAAATGATTATTTTTAAAATATGAATCAATAAAAACCCAAGATATTTCATTTATTTGATTTTCATTTAATTCTAATTTTGTTTCTGTTTCTGTTTCTAATAAAACTTTTTCATTATTTTCATTATTGTTAGATATATCAGAAATGGATTTATTTATAAAATTCATTACAACTAATTATGTTAAATTGTTTTTAAGTATTAATTTTTTATCAATTTTATTATATAAAATAAAAATATTATAAAAAATATAATATTATTATATTAAGTAAAATTTAAAATTTATTAATAATCAATATTATTAATAAATATGTCAGAAAATACAAAAAAAACATTAAAAATAAATCCAGAATTATTTAAAATCAATAATAAAAAAAATGCAACAGAAAAAAAAAAAAAAAAACAAAAAAAAAAAAAAAAAAAAAAAAAAAAAAAAAAAAAAAAAAAAAAAAAAAAATAATTAAAAAAAAAAAAAAAAAAAAAAAAAAAAAAAAAAAAAAAAAAATTCGTCCAATAATTGAAGGAGAAAATAATATAAAAATTAATAATGTTAAAAAACAATTATTAAAAAAAGTGAAAGATTTTCAATATAAAAAAGAAAAAGAGAATAAAAAAGTAGAAAATGAAAAAGAGAAAAATAAAATAGAAAATAATTTATTTAAAAAAAATGATTTTGAAAATACCGATTTTGAAAGAGAATTTAATAAATCATTAACTTTTTTACAAACTTTAGCAAAAAAAAATAAAACAATTACAAAAAAAAATATTAATAATAACAATAATAATAATAATGATAAAAATATAGAAATTAATATTGAATTATCGAATAATTTAAAACAACCTACTTATAGTTGTTTAAAAAATGGTTCATTACCCACGTTTAAAGAATTAAATAAAACCAAAAGATATAATAAACCTTCTAATATTAAAATTGCGTTAGATAAAAATACTTATGCAGAAAATAATGTATTAAAAAATGCAAAAATTTATGCAGAAAATGATGCAGAAAATGATGCAAAAAATGATGCAGAAAATGATGCAGAAAATGATGCAAAAAATGATGCAAAAAATGATGCAAAAAATGATGCAAAAAATGATGCAAAAAATGATGCAAAAAATGATGCAAAAAATGATGCAAAAAATGATGCAAAAAATGATGCAAAAAATGATGCAAAAAATGATGCAAAAAATAATATTAAATTAAATATTATTAATTTAAAAAAAAATGATATAAAGGAAGATAGAATAAAAAAAAATAATATTAAATTAAATATTTATGATATAAATGAAAAAGATATAAATGAAAAAGATATAAATGAAAAAGATATAAATGAAAAAGATATAAATGAAAAAGATATAAATGAAAAAGATATAAATGAAAAAGATATAAATGAAAAAGATATAA